TCCATATAAGATGTAGCATAGTTCCAGTTTGAGTGAACATTGGCTAAACTTATATAACTTTGCATTATACATCCAACTGGCTGCAAAGGGTCAACAAATCCAACAATTGTTTTGCGTTTTTTATGATCTAATATAGGGCTTTCTTCTCTATAGAAGCTACCTTCTGTAGATTGTTTCCAATCTGTTTCTTTAACAATAAGATCACACATCTCATTTGAGATGGCCCTTTCAACCCACCAAACACGATTCTTAATAATAAGCTACTCTCCTTCTAAATTCTCTAGGTTCATCGGGTTCATCACTTGGTAACGGTATAAAGCCACCACGTCTAAATCTTAATAAGGCTTGGGTCGTTGAGTCGACCAAGTCATCATGGTCTGAGTTTGGAAAAGCTGCTAATTCTTCTATCACTTCCTCCGCCCACCTTTTACGAGGTGCCCACACCTTTCCTGATGCAAATAAGTCAGTCACTGAATTCACACGACTGATCTTGTCATTACCTCTGGTTGGTGTAAATTCTTGTACAGGTATACCCATGCGTCTTAATTCAAAGATCAAAGGTGCACCAGAGGCTTTTGCTTCCACGATAAACGCATCTGGATTCCATTCGTTATACATATCCATCGCTCTACCTTTTAGCTCTGGAAACTCCATACGTTCCTTTAAAGCATCAAGCAAAATAATATTAGGGTCGTTTGGATTCTCATCCTTAAAGAAAACACCCCAAGTTGTGCAAGCACTATAGTCAGAACGCTCTGACTTTGTAAAAGCAGTATCCCAGCTTTGTATAATAAAATCACAAGGAGGAGGAATTTCTTTCTCCCATACATTCCACCATTCCCGTTTAATAAGTGCACCTTCTTCAGATGTAGGGTCTTGTTGATACTGTGCCTGCCACTTACTTAATGGTAATTCAACTCTTAACTTAGCTAGTTCTTCATAAGACCAAAACTCTGGCCACAAAGGTTTTTCGCTTGGTAAGATAGCTGGGAGTTCAATGATTTCCCATTCATCCCCGTCTCGGTCCACCATAGCTTGCAGGATCTTGCCGGTTAAGTCTCGCTTAGACCAGCGGGTCATCACTACAACAATGGATCCTCCTGGTTGAAGACGCTGACGTGGACCAGAGGTATACCATTCGTATACTTTGTCAAAAACAGTAGGATCACCTGAAGCTAAAGCAGCTTCTTGCTCAGAGTGAGGATCGTCAATAATAAGGAGGTCAGCACCTTTACCAGTAACAGTACCACCAACACCAATAGCAAAATACTCACCGTTAGCATTAGTCGACCAACGTCCAGCAGCTTTTGAATCACTGCGTAAAGCAACATTTGGAAATATACGAGCATAAGTCTCCGAGTCCACTAGGTTACGAACTTTACGTCCAAAGCCAACTGCTAGTTCAGCTGTGTTTGAACACTGAATAATCTTCTTGTCTGGAAACTTTCCTAAGTACCAAGCAGGAAGTAGATAAGATGCAAACTCAGACTTAGTATGACGAGGAGGCATGTTAATAATAAGACGCTTAGTTTTTCCATTTGCTATCTCTTCAAATTTTTTAGCCATGACTGCGTGATGTCTACCATCCACAAACACTGGCCACATCGTATGCACAAAAGATAAAAAGTCATTTTGACCTTGTTCCCTTGTTAAAGCACTCTCGTACTCTTTAACATTCTCCAGCAAAGCTAATTGCTGTTCAGGTGTTAAAGTCTCAACAAGTTTTTCTATCTCCATCGGCTAAACCTAGCTTGAAGCCTCTTATACTTAGCTGTCCAGTACTTATTATCTGGTATTACTTTCATAGGCTTGTTAAATATACCTTTGCGGTTTATGTATATTCTCCTACTTGTCGGCTTCATTAACCAACGCAGGTATATAGCAGAGCGGTCCAGCTTATACAATATCCTTACCTCTTATATAGGAAGGACGTATAGACCTAGCCTTACCCTTAATACCTTTACAAAGACCTAAGGTCACCAAAGCTCTCATCTTACGAGATATGTTACCTTTACTCTTTTCACCTGTAATCCTCATAATGTCCTCTATAGAAGGACCATAGCCAAAGTTCTTCCAGAACTCATCTATGATTAAATATATGTCTTTTTGTTTTGGAGTCAAAATATACCCCCCGCCTATCTTTGATCCAAATCATCAAGGGGTATGTTCTCTATATTGATACCCAATTCAGTTTTCAAAATTTCAGATACCCCCTCCCCCTCTTCATCTGGAACATCAAGGGTGGGTACTTCGTTAGGAATTGATTGTCGTTTGTGTGAAATAGTATGGATATCTGTCTCACCTGTTTCATTCAAAAAAGGGGGGTCGGCCTCAGTGGGGGTCTCGGTTTCCGGATTTTGGCTATTTGCTACGGTATTCTGTAGAATTGGGTCATCCGGATTTTCTGATTGATCATCTTCATAGGGATTATGGTCTATTGTTATAGGTTCGGGCTGATTGGATATCTTTCCGGTTATCTCATTCAATAGATCATTAACATTCTTTTCAGTACCTTTCCCTTTATTATTATTTAGGGCTGATGTTAAGGCTTTAACCAATCTATCTTTTACTTCATGGCTATTAATATCCTTCATGGCTGTAGGTTCGGGATCATGTAGGCCTAATGCATGCCATTTACTTATGATCTCTAAGGCTTTTACTTGTACAGCGTGGGGAACATCGGGGTCTAGACTCTTTTCTACTAACCTATTCTGTACTAAGGCCTTCAAATGAGCGGGAAAAAGGTATTTCTGAGCCTCTATCGCTACCTTTATGGCCTCTACATGATGGGAAATTATAGGGTTACGTGCTAGCCTTTGGCCTTCTATGGATTGGGTAGATGGCTTTCCTTTGCTATTATAGGCTTTTCTATATGCACCGGCCTTAGTTTCACCGTGGGCTAGATTCTCAGCAAAGGCCTTCTGTTTAGCGGTTAGGTTAGCCTCTTTAGCTATGGTTTCAATGATAGGCATAGATTTCAATCCTTCTTTTATATCTTTACGTGTTAAGGCCATAGAATGAGAACATAATGGGTAAAAAAGAGATAATGGCATAAATTAGGGAAAAAGGCAAGATATAGGCTTACACAAATCGATTTTAAGACACGATCTCATACTGTCTAAGGCTAAGGTATAGGCAATAATTGATCTTATTACTATATAGACTGTAGATGCCTCTATGCCATTTCCCTTCGGGATAGATTAAAAATTAGGCAATATTACCGGCCTTTTAACTTTTTATTATCTTAATAAATAATCTTGACATCATATTGAATCTTTGATCTAATTATCATTACATGGGTTCATAGTAATTCATGTTATATATCAATTAAGGGGGAAACCATGAAAAGAAAATATTCAAGCAATAGAGAACTAGCTCATATATGGGCTAATGATCCGGATTCTAGTATTGAAAAATCCGCTAATTCAATGTCATGTCAGCATGGCAAGCTTTATAGCTATTATACTGTTATAGCTCAGATTATAGGCAATACTGTCATTCATAATACCGCTAGCTATAGTAATTCTACTTCTAAACATCAAGGCCTAGCTAGATCGGCCTCTAGTCATTTTGACGCTATATATCTAGATGTTTATAAAATGGGGTTATCGTCTCTAGATAGCCCTCTAGATTTTCAAGATTTGATTTTAAAGCCTAACCTAGAAAAGGCTAACCAATTATTGGTTAAGGCCTCCCGATCTAAACTATATAAGGATCATCTAGAAGGCCAAGCCTATAGCATTTTTACCAATCTAGAAAAATACACCAAGCTTTTAAACATCGATTGGGCTATGCCTAATATAGAAGGCCTTCAAGCCTCAGCCATAGAGGCCGATAAAAAGGCTAAGGCATTGGCTAAAATTGCTAGGGCTGAAAGAATCAAGCAAGAGGCCGAGGATTTGGCATTATGGAAAGCCGGCCAAGATGTTAGACGCTATTTTGATTCTACGGCCTTAAGGCTTAAGGATGATGTCATTGAAACATCTAGAGGGGCTAAAATACCCGTGGAACATGCCATAAAATTTTGGCCTTTCATAAAAAAATGGCATGATCAAGGCCTAGAGTATACAAGGGATCATCATTCTATTCATTTAGGCAATTATACCGTTACTAGATTCAAGGGTAATATTTTGACAGTAGGATGTCATGATATCCCCTTTTCAGAGATAGAGGCCATGGCCGGCCAATTAAGGCTTAGCTAGTATTATCTCAAGGCCTATTTAATAAGTAGGCCTTGGGGCTAATATTGGCCGATTTTAGGGAGTATTTAAAATGGAGAATGTTTCAAGCTTTAATCATAAGGGATTAAAAATTAATATTTGGCTAGATAGCGATCCTATAGACCCTAGAGAATGGGATAATCTAGGAACTATGATTTGCTTTCATAACCATTACAATCTGGGAGATAAGCATAATTTTACCGTGGAAAGCCTTCAAGATTTTATTTCAGAAAATAAGGATGATCTATACATATTGCCTCTTTATCTCTATGAACATGGAGGCATAACAATGCAAAGCAAGCCTTTTTCATGCCAATGGGATAGCGGTCAAATAGGTTACATTTTCATGACTAAAGAAAAGGCCATTAAAGAGGGTCTAGACGATCCTATTAAGGCCTTAGAAAATGAGATTAAAGAATACGATCATTACATCATGGGTAATTGCTATGGCTATTCTATAGAAGATTCAGAAGGGGATATTCTAGATTCATGCGGGGGATTCTTAGGCTATGAAGATTTTGCCATGGATGAGGCTAAAATGATGGCCGATTATTGGGAGGCTAAATTACCTAAACAATACGCCTTAAGCTTTGCCTAGTATTATCTCTAAGCCTATTATTTTTAGTAGGCTTAGGGGCTAATGTTGGCCAATTTATGGAGTATTGATAATGAATGACTATAAACACGTTATGAAACGTCTAGAAAATAGGCGTAAATTATGCCTTGCCTTGGCCTTTATACCGGCCTTAATGTTTCCCATTGCCTTTGAATTAATAACCCGCTATGGAGGCTATATAGCCTTAGCCGTAGGCCTTTTTTATGCTATTACCGGCTTTTTGGCTCTTTATTTGGCCGAAAGGGGTATTTAATGAGGGAAATTAAAAAGGCTAGAACTCAGCATTTACTTTATATGTTATGCCTTGGCCGTGAATCGGGGATATATATTTAATAGCTCGAATCCATAGGCAAATTTTAAGAATTACTTAAAAACAAAGGAGAGTAGAAATGCCAATATTTAAAATTGAAGCAAGTGAAGTACATATTTACGAAAGAAATATACAAGCCAAAACAAGAGATGAGGCTATAGAAAAATTTTATGAAGATTATGAAGACTTATCGCCTTGTGATATTACAGGATTTCAAATAGATAAAGTTATTGAGGGAGATGATGATGAGTAAATATGAAGTGCAAGAGAATTTTTTATGTGGCGGTTGGATTAATGCTTGGCATACTGATGATGAACCTACAGTATTTGACAGTCTAGAAGAGGCTGAAATTGCCTTGAATGATTTCTTTGAAGATTGTAGGTATGCCATGCTTGAAGGCTATATGCCGGATATGCCGGATAGAGAAGACTTTAGAATAGTGGAGGTGCAACATGAAAAAAACTAACCATACAAAAAGCCACGATATACTTGAGAAAAAGAAACTCAATGCGGTGACTTGCGGTGAATGTGGTGAGCTTATGTTTCATACCATACGAAAGAATTTAAATAGCATTACTTGTTACCATTGCGATTTTAAAGGTGAGCCATGTGATTTTCCAGATTACTATTACAGCGATTTGGATCAGAGATTTTTAAATGGTGAACTTGAATAGTGTGGTATAAAAACAACAAAACGGCAGGGCTTGGGTTGCTTAGTGGCAGTAGGTGTGCTATAGTACTCAATCCTGCCTTTTTTAAGGAGATGTAATGTCAGAACTAGAACTAGCTAGTGCATGCCTTGGATTGATATTATTTGGAGAATCTGGGAGTAACTTCTCTAATCAATCCGCAGTTTACAACGTAGTATGGAACAGAAGTAATCATAGAGTAGAGCAAGTGTGTGATACGGTTTATGCTCCCAAGCAGTTTGAATATATCACTCTCATGCAACAGAAAAAAGCCAAAGAACCTTCACAAGAAGAATTCTTAAAGTATCAATTAATCGCAGTAAAATTCCTCACGCATGCCAACGGGTATACTTATAATCCTGTAGGCCATGCAACTTTCTTTCATGATGATCGCATCAGCCCCCAAAGAAATATATTTAAAAAGCCTTTGCTAGTACAGGTAAATAACCTATACTTCTATTAACTTAGAAGTATAAGTTTTTTTAACTCTGAGGAGGCATTTTCTGTGCCAACTTCCATATGATAGTCGTTGAAGTCATACCCGACTGTGGGTGCGAGCCAATAAGGCTTGCCTGTTTCAATAGCGGACTTCTCTCCAATGCCATTTCTGTCATTGTCTGCGACCACAATACCCCTACGGAAATTCCTAGCTATAAGCTTCATGTTGCTTGCACTAAAGCAAGTATAGATCGTGTACTTGATATTAGTGGCTTTCAAGACATGCCGGATAGAGAGAGCAGTCGCATACCCCTCGCAGAAGATAGGGAATCCTTTTGCGTTAAAGGTGAGGGTTGCATACTTGCTAGATTGTCCGTACAGGAACTTTTTATCCCCCTTGTTGTTGATGAGCTGACACCCAATAATAGAGTTAAACTTTCTCATGGGGACTACCAATAATTTTTCTGTGCCTGTATCCCATACATGATCTAACATGTCCGGAAATCCTTTTGAGGCTAAGTATGGATGCGTTTCTTGTTTACATTGATGCATAATCCATCCTGCCTTTTTGGAGGCCTTCTCTTGATCTCTTTGCTTTTCTTTTTCTATCTCAGCCTTGTTGATAGGCTTGATTATGATAGGTGTATCTTTATCTGGAAACCATGTGGCAGGCTCACTCATCGTAGCCCAATTTACAACAAAGCCTACATCACCCATGTATTTGTATGATCCATTCTTTCTATGAGGATGATCTTCTGTAGGTGTTCTAACTTGTTTGTAGGGTATGATGTTATTAACAATCAATCCATGCATCCGTGCAAACTCTTCAAATCTCAAGCTACTCTCCTCGTTGGTTTTAATCCTCTGCTATATGCAATCATTTTGTACTTAATCCAATTAAGTGTTTCAATCGTGGGTGGCAACGTAACAAATCTTAAACTGTCCGGCCATACCCCAAACTTCTCTTTAAATTTATGATCTGCCCAGCTATACTTATATTTCTTAGCCTTGGCAATATAAAGTAACTCTGAATAGAATGCTTGTCTCTTATCATAGTCTTCATTAGACATAGACATATGCTCAAACATTTCACCGGCAACGGATGAAAAAGTTTGTTTCTTTTTAACATATCCGCATTCTGGGCATTTATTATCCACCGGCATCCATAAAGTTTTACATGATGGACATATAGCCTCTTTCTTTTCTTTCTCTGTAGGTTCTTTCTTAGCCTTCTCTATATGTTTGTCTAATTCTTTTACGCCATGTTGAAATACGTAACTCCAATCATTAATAAAGCGTAAAAAATTACCGCTATGATCTAACCATAAACCAAACTCTTTATTGGCATGTGGTCTCATAATCCTACCCATTTGTTGAACGTGAGAAGAAAATGATTTAGCAAAAGGCCGTGCAGAAACACCGATCATGACATCCGGTACATCAAAGCCTCGTGTCAAAATATCTGTAGCAATTAAGCCATGAATGGTAGTATCTGGTTTCTTAAAGTCTTCAATGACTTTACGTTTAACTTCTGATTCATCTTTATATGATATAGAAACAAAGTTATACCCTTTCTCGGCAAACTGTTGGACTAAATCTTCACCATGTGCAACACCCGCACAAAAGACAATAGTCTTACGTGGTCTGCCGAATATCTCATGAGTCTTTGTTATCCATTCTTGAACGATATCACCGGTGAGCTTCATGCCTCTTGTTGTTACTTCTTCTTGTGACCATTCACCGGCAATCTTCTTTGCACCTTTCATGTTGATCTGTTTAGCGATATAAACTTTTAATGGTGCTAACCATTTATCAACCACTAATGTTTCTGTAGTTGTGCCACAGACTACATTCTCATAAATACGGCCAAGGCCTTGTGTAAAAGGTGTGGCAGTTAGACCTATCACTTTTAAATCTGGACTGTTCTTAATTAAATCTGTGATTTGTTTGCGGGTGATATGACATTCATCTACAATAAGTAGATCAATCTTAGGTAAATCTTGACGTGCCTCTAAAGTTTGTGCTGAACATACTTGAATAGGCTCGCTAGTGTTATATTTCCAATGATCGGATTGGTATACACCATGAGGAATATTGTACTTGTCCAAGCGTTCACTTGTTTGATCGACTAAAACAATACGATCCATAATCATGGCACACCTTTTGCCTTTTAATGCTGAGGCTTGCATGAGATAGATAGCTACTTCTGTTTTACCAAATCCTGTGGGTGCGTATAATAATTGTGTGCGAAATTTTTTTTTGAATCCATCACGTAAGGCATCAATAACACCTTGTTGATGTGGTCGTAACTCTAACATATTTTCCTTTAACATCCAGATGCCCTCTGGTTTGGGTTATTTTAATTTATTTTTTAAGCTATTCACTGTACGTTGTAAGTCATCATTTCTATTTTGATACATATCACGACTATCTTTTAAAGCTTGATTTGTAATTTCTAACAGTCGTATTTGTTCACGCAATTCTTTCACTATTGTTAAGATATAATCTTTCTCAAATGGCGTAGCATCCCATTGCTGAGATGCAATCACATCTTTTAAAGATGCATTTTCTTCGTCAAGTGATAAGACGGTATCTGATAGTTCAAATATTTTGTTTTCTAATTCTTCGGTAATAACTTCTGACTTACTTTTCACTACTTGCTCCTAGCAGTTAAAATTATTCTATTCTATAAAGTGATTTCTGTGAAGTGCTTTAGATCAACATCATAAAAATATTCATCTTGACTTAAAGAAGTATTTGGTATTTCAAAAACAGGTGAATTTAATATATCCTTTGTATTGCAATACCACGCTCTCACCATAAATCTTGACACTACAAAATAGTATGTAGGCAATATATTATTGAATAATTTATCTTTTCTTTTTGGTATGTGAATGGTATTGAAGGGTAGGTAATTCCATCTGCGTGTTTCAATCTCTGCATACCCTATGACTTCGTTATCTTTTTTTATGATTAGATCAACAGCATACTTGTTTGGATTGTTTTCTGCATCTAATCCCCACTCTCTTTTTACATACTTGATGATAGCGTTCCTGCCCGGAGGATCGCACATATCATGCATGACTTGATTAAACGGCTTGGTTTTCACGCCATCTCTTATTTCTTACACCGAGTGCCAAAGGCTCTGGCAATGAAATTAATTCATCTTTTTTAAGCTGTAGTAATCTTCTACGAGTGGTAACGCAGTCTTGTATAATATCTTTAATGCATGCGTATGGATGCTCGTCAATGTATTTCTGAATGAACTTAGCTACACGCTGATCATCTAGTTTTGTATACATTAAAATTTCTCCCCTACCTCTTGAAATATCTTTTCAAACGCTGTTGGCTTGAAGTCTTTCTTGTTAAATTCAAATACAGTCTTGCGACCATTAGCATGTTTAATGTAGCCCTTGACGATCACATCTTCTACAATAATTGTTTTTTTTTGATCCATTAAATACCTACCGTTCTGTATGTAACACCGAGATATATGTTTCTAATATTGGCTTTAGGTACATTAAATGCTTTAGCTACCTTTGGTATGGGCATAGTCTTTAATGCTTTCTTGATTTCTATAACTTGATCTGTGGTTAAATATTTCTTGTGATAGACTTGGTTCATAATAGATTCCTAATGTATCACTATATTTTTTTTTAAATCAACTTTTCCAGACATCTGTGAATTTAATCTATCCAACGCAATCTTTTCAGCCTTGCGTATATCAGATGTTTGCATCTTCTTAGTCATTTCATTAATGATGCCTTGACAGTATTGCTCTACTTCTAGTGCAACCATGCCTTCTACGATTGCTCTAGCTAATTCTTCTATTTGTTGTTCTCTCAAAATGGTGCCTCCTCATAATTGTTTGTATTGAATATTTCTTTTGGTGCTTTGGGTAACTCTATCACTTCTATATCCGGATGGGTATCTTTATACCATTTAGCTTCTCTCTTCGACCAACGATGCTTTCTGATAATCTCTCCATCATCTATTACTGCATGGGTAAAATCCATGTTATATCCTCCTCTATACGTTTCTTTAGGCAAAGGTTCTCCAAGGGTGGTTTTAGCCACTTTAATCCATACTGTTGATAGACTGCCTGCAACAATACCAATTCACCCCTGAGGGAATCATTAACCGATACCTAGTTGGCTTGCCACCCCAGAGCTAGATAACTTGTGCAGTACCTGATTCAAGTCTGCGAGGCATGATAGCGAGTGTGGGCTATAGCCTTATGTTTTCTTCCACGCCACCCATTTAGGTGCTTAGTAACGCCTGGAGTGCGAGATGCATAGTCTTTGAGAGAAATAGAACCCTACAACGAATGTGTACGGCTTTATCTCTTGTCATTTTTACTACGCCCTGTTAAACATGATACATACTTTTTAAAATTTTGCAAGAAAAAAAGAAAAAGCCCCAAGATTTTAACCTTAGGGCTTTGAGTCGGTGAGAGAGGGGCACCGAGAGAGTATTACTAGATTGTGACAAGAGATTTATTACATCAGAGGGCACTGATATGCGTATACTGCCACAATATATAGTGTTTTGTCAAGCATTTATTACCATATCTAGTATTAGAAAAGGTACAACAAATATTCGTTGTGGTTTTTAATCCCGTTAGCCGGTTAGCGGGAGCCATATATCACTTTTTTGCGTTTAATTCTTGTAAGTGTTTCATTCAAAAGGGATTTGTCTGTATTTTGAGTGAAAACCATTTTTACAGGCAAATATATCCCCATTACTTTATAAAAATAATGCGTCACAATGCGTTTATGTACGTTTTAGAGGGGTATTTTTAATGATTTTACTGAGGTTTTGTGTAGCAAAAAGTGGATAATATTACATACAAACTACTTTGTATTGAATCTATTACATACAAATATGTTTGTGTAGCAAAATGTGTAATATATTACACACAAATGCACTAATATTTAAAACAATTGATCTATTAAGGAGAACAATATGTGGACAACTCCATCAGCAACTGAGATGCGTTTTGGCTTTGAAGTTACAATGTACGTAATGAACAAATAATTAAAGGGGCTTATGCCCCTTTGTTATAAGTAACACAGTGCGTATTCGTAGATAGCTAAGATACCTCTAAGACATCCGGCTAGGATATATATCAAGCACATTACAGTTACAAACGCAACAAAAACATCAGTATTATTTTGCAACTTTAACCACCTCACCTGTTGACTTATCAAGCTCATATTCTGCTAAATCTGCTTGTGAAAGTTTTTGTTTAAAGATACGATCCCATCCTTCTTCATAAGACTTTAAGTCTGTTGGACGTTGTGT